GAACGGCTTGGGGGAACGTTGCCGCTACCCGGCCGAGGGAGACAATCGGGGAGTCATGCCGTTGCCTTTTCGTGCGCGCGCCGGCCCTATGCCAGCGTCTGCCGGTAATACTTGCTGGTGCCCTGGCCGGTTTTCGTCGGGTCTTGCAGGACCGAGCCGCTCACGTCCAGCTCGCCGAACTTGTCGTTGATCAGCGCGAGCTGCTTGGTCACGCTCTGGCTGACGCGGAACACGTCCACCACGCACGGCCGGCCGTCCTCGGCCTCGTTCAGGCCGCCGAAGGACAGCTCCAGCTCCTGCGCCTTGGTGGTAATGGCGTCGATCACGGCCTGCTCGCCGTAGCTGTAGCCGATCCAGAGCTTGCCGCCGTCCTCGATGCCGGTTGCGCCGGGCAGCACGTAGATGCCCTCGGGGCGCACCTCGTAATTGCCGGCCATTTCGACCGGGGTGGCGGTGGCGGCCTCGTCGCCCGTCTTGACGGTGACCTCCGTGGGCGCGATGTGCTCCAGGCGCACCAGGCCGCCCAGCGCGGCGGTGTGCTCCTCGTCCTGCACGACGCCGGCTTCCATGGCCTGCATGGTGCCGAGCGTGGCGCGCGTGAGGTTCACCACGTTCAGGTCTGACAGCTTCATGCTGAGGTTGACTTCCTGCACGCGGCGCACTTCGGCGTAGGTGCCGCCGCCGAGCTGCGTCATGTCCTGCTGCTTGACCACCTGCTCGCTGTGATCTAGCGTAAGCTCCAGCACGTTGCCGATTTCGGCCAGCGGCGCCTGGCTGCCGTAGGGGCGGGCATAGACCTTGCCCACCGTCATGCTGGGGCGGTAGGTCTTGCGGATGAGTTCATTGGCTTTTTCGGGCATGGTGGTTTTCCTCTGTTGAAATCAGCTTGCGGATGCGGCAAACACCGTCACCACGGTGAAGGCCAGCGGCAGATACAGGTAGCCGGCCTGGTAGCGGGCGGCGGGCGCGGGGGCGAGGATGAGCGGCGCCTGCGTGAGGCCGGGCACTTTCAGCCCCATCAGCGCCGCGCCGGCGCGGGCGGCCAGTTGCCCGGCCTGCTCGCGCGCGGCGGCGCCGCTCTTGATTTCGCGGCTGCTCTTGACGGCGGCCACGATGAGCCAGGTGTGCTCCAGTTGCGCCGCGCGGCCATCGGAGCGCGCGTCGCGCACGCGAAAACCGCTGTGGATCACGTGCACGGCGGGGGTGAGCTGCTTCTGCTCGTCCACGTCGGCAAGCTGCGCGGCGGTCAGCACGTGCACCGCCGGGCGCAGCTCGGCCAGTTGCTCCTTCAGGCGCGCCACCAGGTGCGGCTCAAGCGCCAGAAAATTATTCGATTCGGGAATCACTTGTAACTCCCGATGTGCGCGTCGTCGGCGGTGCGCTCGCTGAACTGATAGCGCAGGTCTTGCCCGCTCTGGGCATCGCTGGCCAGCGGCTCGCCGGGCGAGCCGCCCCAGGGGCAGGCCAGTTGCGCCCGGCCCTGGGCAATGGCCTTGAGCTGGGCGGCGGCGTCCTGATAACGGCGGTAGACCTCGTGCTCGGGCGCCAGGTCGTTGTGCAGGTAGTAGCGCGCCACGTCACACACCATGCGGGTGAGCTGCGGCGGCGGCACGCGCTGCTCGGACGCGCCCTTGCGCACCGGCGGCTTGAGGCAGCCGGCCAGCGGCAGGCGGTACGCCTGGCCGAGGTAGCCGTCGGCAAACGCCTGCGCATCGGCCAGCGCGCGCTGCACGCGGGGGCGCTTGACGGCGGCGTTGTCCGGGTCGGAAAGCTCCACCAGTTCGCGCTCGCCAAAGCGCGCCAGCATGTCATCGACGGTGGCGTAGTTCATGGCGGCGCGGCAATGGCGAGATCAGCCGGCGGCGTGCACGTGTTCGAGCAGCTGCACTTCCACCAGGTCGCCGGCGGCGGCGGCGCCCAGGGCGCGGCCGCAGCGCTCGGCGGCGGTGCCCTTGGCGGCGCGGCCGCTGCCGTCGGCGGCGGGCTGCACGAAGTCGCCAAAGGCGATCGGCTCGCTGGCCTCGACCAGCGCGCTGTAGCCGGTGACGAGCGCCACGGCGCCATCGGCGCCGGCGGAAAACTCGGAGACGCCCTGCGCGTCATGCACGCCGCCGGCGCGGGTGGCGTGCGCGCCGTCGTAGCCCACGAAGCGCGCCGCCGACACGGCGGCGCTGGTCACCACGGTGGTGGCGTGCTGTTTGTCGTACTGGTTCATGGCGGCGCTCCTTTACTTGCGGGGTTTGCCGTGGGCCGGCTCGGCCTTGGCGGCGCTCTTGTGCGGCGGCGGATCGCCCGCCGCCTTGTCCGCCTTGGCCGCCTTGACGGATTCGGCGGCGTCCTGCGCGTTGGCGCGGGCGGCCTGGAATTCGGCGTCCTGCCCGGCCCTGGTTTGCTGCGCGGCCTGTTTGGCCGTGGCCTCGGCATCGGCGTCGCGCAGCGCGCCCTGGGCCAGCAGTTGCTTGCGGTCGTGTTTGGACAGGGCGGCGTCCGGAATTTCCGCGCCGGCCGGGACGATCTGGCGCTGGCCGTCGATGACCAGGGCGATTGCGATGGAGGCAAACAGTTTTCCCATGATGCAACCAGCCTTACTTCACGTTGGTGAACAAAAAGCCCGCCTCGGGGTAGGCCACGTTGGGGCGTCGCTCGTAGGTGGCGCCGTAAATCCAGCTCTTGGTGCCGGGCTCGTAGTACGGCGCTTCGGCGAAGGGGTGGCCTTCCATCACGTTCGTAAACCCGAGCGCGGGTTCGGCCAGGCTGATGTCTCCGCCCGTGCCGCCGATGCTGGGCACGTAGGCCAGGATGGCCGAGTTGCCCCACACGTCGGCGCTGTCGCCGTCGGCGTTGACCCAGATGGCGTCGCCCACGTTGATGGACTGCACGCCCAGAATGGTCTTGAGCTGATCCAGCGTGGCCGGGCCGAGCTGCGTGTTGGACAGATAGCCGCGCACTTCCTTGTTCGTGATGAGCGCGGCAAAGGCGTCGGCCGACAGGGTGAGCGTGTTCGGGCGCTTGCCGATCTTCTTGCGGATCATGTCGATGGCGGCGCGCACGTCGGTCACGGGGGTGCCGGTGTCGGCGCTCCACTTCGTTGCGCCGGCCAGCGCCTGGGCCTGGCCGCCGGCGTAGCTGGCGGGGTCGGTGGCAATGCCGGCCACTTCCAGCTCGTAATCCAGATTCAGGATGTCGCTGGCCGTGGTCATCGCGATGCGGCTGATGTCCAGATAGTTGCCCACGTTCAGCCGGCGGCTCTCGTCGCTCTCGCGGATCAGCTCGCGCGGAATCGGCACTTCCACGCTGTATTGGTTGACGGTGTACACCTGCCCGTCGTACTTGATGTCCACGCGCTTGGTGGCGCTGCCCGGCGCGCGGCGCAGGTTGTAGCGCCTGAAACGCTCGTTGCCGATGCGCGCCAGCATCACGCTGGAAAGCGTTTGCGGCAGGCGCGGAAAGAGCGTTTGCGCAATGAAAGTGCCCTGGCCCATGCCCAGCAGCAGGCTGGTGAGGATGGGGTTCTGGGCCAGGCGGATTTGCTCGGGGGTCATTTGAGGCATGACGCGATCTCCTGGTTAAACGGCAAAGGCGGTGACCGCCGTCAGCGCCTCGGCGTAGCACACCTTGTGGCGGGCGGCGTAGGTCTTGGCGGCGCGGTCGATCTCGGCATCGCTGCCGCCGGCGGCGCTGGCCGGCTGGGCGGCGCGGCCCGGCGCGAATTCGCCAAAGGCCACGGCGGGCTTGGCGGCGGACAGGCGCTCTTGCAGCCAGGCGGCCAGCGACACCTTGCGGGTGGCGTCGCCCTCGGCAAACTCCACCGGCTGCGCGTCGGCCAGCGTTTCCAGCGCGGTGATGGTCAGCAGCTTGTCCTTGGGCAGCAGCGCGCCGGCCTTGATCTGCGCCTCGGCAAAGGCGGTGTGCGCGGCCAGGCGCGTGGCCTTGGCGCCTTCGGCGAAGGCGGCGGCCTGGGCCGCGGCGGCGTCGCGCTCGGCGGTTATGGCGGTGACGGTGGCGCGCGCGGCGGCGGCCTCGTCCTTGGCCGCCTGGAGCTGGCGCTCCAGTTCGGCCTTTTCTGCTTCGGTCATGGTGGAAGGCTCCTCGGGTGGGTTGGAGGGAGAAGAAACGGGGGCATCCGGCCCGGCGTCCTCGGCAAAAGCGATGAGCCCCTGCTCGTCGCCGGAAAACGCGATCTCGGCCAGGCCGGGCACGGCCGGCGGCTGCGCGCCCAGAAAGGCCACGTGGCGCAAATACCAGGCGCCCGGCGTGGGGTTGCCGGGGTGCAACGGCGGGTAAAACGCGGCGCTGCGCTTTTTGTAGCGGCCATCGCGCACGAGTTCGGCAAAGGCGGGGGCAACCTGGTGCGTGTCCATCACCAGCCGCCCGGCGGCGTTCACGGCCAGGCCCTTCACGAAGCCATAAGCCGGCTTGTCGTGCTCCGGGTGGCCCACGCACAGGGGCGCTTCGCGCTGCGCCGGGTTGTACGAGGCGGCCATGCGGCGCAGGTCAGCCTCGGAAAACTCGTATTCCTGGCCGGCCATGGCGGTATGGCGGCCCGGCTTGAAGATTTCGATGCCCTGGGGCAGCGCGCCGCCAACGGGCGCGCTGCCCTCAGACGACTTCGCTTCGGCTGGTGTTACATGGGTGGGCGCTTGCAGTGCCATGCGCCGCACTGTCGCGCTGGACAGGGGCGCACGCTAATTGAAACAGTTCAGTTTTTAGGAGCGAGATCGAGCGCGCCCTGCCTGCGGGCAAAGGTTTCGTGCTGCCAGGCGGACACGATCTGGCGCACGCGGCGGTCGGTGATTTTTTCCGCCTCGGCAATGGCCTTGAAGGGCCGGCCGTCGCGCCAGGCCCGCACCACGCGGGCGCATTTTTCGCTGGCCAGCACCGACAGGCCCACCGGAATATAGGGCTGCGAGCCGCCCAGGTCTTCACTCACGCCCACGGCCAGGGCGGCGGCCTGCTCGGCCAGCGCCGCCAGCGCCCCCTGCCCGGCCTGCGGCCAGCCGGCGCGCGAAAGCAGCGTGCAGTAGCAACTGCGCGCCAGGTCTTGCCACACCTCGGGGAAGGCGGCAATGCGCGCCTCCAGCGGCGCAATGTCCGCCGTTCCTAGCTGGTGCAGGGCTGGGCGCATGGCGTCAGTCGTCCGGCAGCGGATCGGCCACGATGCGGGCATCGAGCGCGATGTAGGCAACCGTCAGCCGCCCGTCGGCCAGCAGGGCCGCGATCACCTGCTGGCCCACGCGCGGCAGCATGGCGGGTGATCCGTAGCGCCGCCCTGCCAGCCAGACGGCGCCCTCGGCGTCCACCTTGCGCACCTGCCAGGGCGCGGCGGGCAGGAGGTGGCTGGCCTGGTGCGCCAGCCAGCGTTCCAGCATGCGCGGCGGCACGTCGATTTCACCGGCGCGCAACTGGCGTATCTGCGTGCCGCTGGTGCGCAGTACCTTTTCGGCTTGCCGCGCCGGAACGGAGGCCAGAAACGCGGCCAAATCGGGCGGAATGGCTGAAACCGCCGTAGCACGGCTCGCAGGCTGCAAAGGAGCCTTGGGCCTATCTACCCCCCTTCCCGATCCATTCGGCTCTGCGGAGCTCGAGGGCGAGCCCGGAGAAAAACGAGAATAGGCATTCATGCTCATGACGCACCTCCCGCGTTTTGAGCTTCGGGCGTTTGGCCGGGCCGGATCGGCCAGATGGCGCAGTGAACGACCGGGCAAAGCCGTACCTCTTGGGCAACGGACTGATAGTGCTTGCGCCAGTTCGGCCCACCTGCACATTGGCCGCAGTATTCGCGAACCGCGCCCTTGTAGTCGCCAATGGAACCATCCTTGGTAGGCGGCGCATTGGCGTATTCTTGATAGGGTCGCACCGGCCACAGGCCGCAGCCCGGAGCGCGGCAGTTGCCGATGCGCAGGTGGGCGTTGGCGTCGTCATGGCCCGCCTCGCACTGCCAGCAGCGCGAGGTGACGCACAGCTTGCGTGAGGGCTTGGCCGGGATCAGCTTGCGCTCGCTGGAAAAACCCGGCGCAGCTTTGACGCTGGTTTGCTTGCCCCGGTAGAACTGAATGGACTGTTCCTCGTAATCGGGCTGGGGGGCGCGGGTGGAAAGCACCCACAGCTCATAGCGCTCGCGCCGCTGGGCCACGGTTTCGCCACGCGGCCCCTTGGGGAAATTGCCGCGCAGGGATTGGATAGCGGGGTTCATGCCTGTTCTCCTTGGCCAAATGGCCGGTCAACCATCGAATCCATCGCCTCGCCCAGCAGATCGCCCAGGCCCCACAGGGCGTAGTGCAGATCGTCGTTGTTGAATTCCGGCGTGCCGTGGCGTTCGTGGAAGGCGGCCGTGCCGGACAGCTGGGACAGGATGTTCAGCAAGGCGCGCAGTTGCGAGAGCCTGGTATGCGCGTCGTCGGACAGGGCGTAGGGATACAGGCAGACGTTGACAGACGCGGGGGTGCTTTGGCTCATGGCTCAGACCCCCCGCGCGAACAGCTCGCCCAGGCCGACTTCGCGCATCCTGTGGCGGTTGCTGGTGATGGAGCCGGGGTTCTTGTGCCCGGTCAGCTTGATGAGTTCGGCGCGAGGCAGCTCCGGGTGCTCGATGATGTGCCGCCACGGCGGGCGCATGTTGTACAGGGCGGTAAAGCCGAGCTGCTGCCGCTGGGCGGCGGCGGACATCACGGCGTCGAAAACCTCAAAGACGTACCGCTCAAAGTCTGGGCTGATCCACGCGGCGTAGGCATAGACCAGGGGCTTGATGACGTAAGTTGGGGTGTTTTTTGCCGGTGCTGACACGGGTGGAATACCGCCTAAAAAGGCGGTATTCGGAGTGGTTTCCGAAGCCACGAATAAGCCCGTCAGGGGCTTATTGCGCACGGGAGCAATAAGCGCTAATTCGCGCTTATTCGAAGTGGTTTCTGAGACCTTATAAGGTCTCAGAAATGCCGCTACCAAAGTCTTCGCCCCCTTGTACCGAAGCCACCTGTTGGGTTGGTGTTTTTCCGCCCCGCCCGCCGCTTTGTGCAGGTCGTTCAGGCAGTAGCGGTCATGTTCATCCTGCCGGATGTCGATGTCGCCAAAGACGAGGTGGGGGGTAAGGATGTGCGCAAAGTTCTCCGGCAGCGTTTGCGGGAACAGGTCGCGCGTGCGTGTATCAGCCATGATTGGCCTCCATGTACTCAGGTTTGCAAAAACCGTCGCGCCCGTCGCCAAACGGGGGTGGCGGCTCGAACGGGTTGGCGAACCGGGAGTACGCGGAGCGTTGAACCGGCAGGGCCGAAGCCCTCCCATCCGAGCCGCCAAAAACTGGAAGCACGAACGAAAAAGCCGCAGACCTATGCGGTATCGCGGCTTTTGCCGCGTACTCTGAAGGGTCGCCAAACCCAGCGCCCATCATAGCCCGATTTGCAGCGGTTGCAAAGCTCTTACGCACGGCGCAGCTCCACGCCGGCGCGCATGCACCAGAGTTTCAGACTTTCGATCACGGTGTTGATCTGGTAGCTGTTGGCAAAGCGCCAGTGGCTGACCTGGGTCTGGCGGCACACGTAGGCCATCAGCGCCGCGTCGGTATCTGCGCGCACCACGCCGGCGCGGGCCAGCAATGCCCACAGCGCCCGCGCCTTGGCCCAGCGCTCGTCGTGGCCGTCGGCCACGGAGCGCTGCCGGACGGGGCGCTCGGCGGTATAGGCGGGCCGCGCCACGCCCGTGCGCTCCGCGAGGCGCTGCATGTGCTGGCGCACCTGCCAGCGCTGCCGCTGGGTGCAGCTCTTGCTGCTGTCCTGGCCGGTGAGCTGGCGCAGCAGGGCGCGGTAATCGTCGTCACTCAGGCCGAGCCTGGACTTGAGCGCGTGGATGGCGGCGATGTGGTTGGTCTGGTCAGGCATGGGCGGCCCCGGCGTCTTTCAGGCGGGCGTTTGCTGCGCCGTCAGCTTGGCGAGCATCCGCTTTGACCAGTCCACGCCGCTTTTTTCGGCCAGCTCCGGGGCCACCCAGAACGGCTCGCCCGCCGCGCTGACGTGCACGATCAGCGTGCCTTGCTTGCGCAGGGCGCGGATTTCGGCGGCGGGGCTTCGTGCCCCCAGGTCGAGGATTTGCCTGCGCGTCAGCAGTTGCCCGCGTTGCAGGCGCTTGATGATTTCGGATTGGACGTTGCTCATGGTTTGCTCCTTTCGGGGGACGTTGAGAGTTGAGCGTTGAGGGTTGAGCGTGGGGTGTTTGACGCTGAACGCTGAACGCTCAACGCGGAACGCTTCATGCCGCCACCTCCGCATTCGCGTCTTTTGTGGCCTCGCGTATCACCGCGTTCACCGCTTTTTCGATCTCGCCATCGACGCTCTTGATGAGCGGCGCATCGGT